AGGCAGACACGTCAGGCAGTGCAGATCCGTCCCCTAAGCCATCACGATGGTCGTAGCGGGCACGAATGTCGCGCAACATCTGCATCTTCAAGGACATCGGCAAATCGGCGTATCCGGCATCGTACACGACCCGCAAGCCCTGACTTGGGCTGTCGTCTACGACTAACTCGTTCCCGCTAAGGGTATAATCGGCAGCGTCCACTGTAGACGTCGTCCCGTCATCGTCGATCCGCTCAACGCTTGTGACAGACGCCACAGGCGGGTACGGCAAGTGCCCTACGGTCCACCACGCCGTCCACTCTGCGGTCACTTGGCGCTGCGTCAAGAGCCGCCCCGTGCGCCGCTCGACTTGCTCCCGTACGCCTTCGATGAGCATACTGATCAGCACAGCTTCCTCGCTGTGCGTGATACGCAGGTAGTCTTGCACCTCGCCAACGCCAATCGGCTCACTGCTAACTGCTGCCACCTCAATCTCCACCCCTTCGGGCTGGCGACGGGTGACGTCGCTCGTGAGTCGGTGTTTGGCAAAGTCACGGAAGCTCATAGCCTGCGTTCTTTACGGCTTGCTTGCCACGTACGGTCTCGCCGGTCGGGAGCGTGTACCAACCGTTCCCTTGGTGCGTGACTTCCTCTCTCCGGTCCTGCACCTTGACCTCGCGAGCGATGGTTTCGGGCAGCTGGGCGCCCTCCTCATAGCGATCCACGCTCCGAGGGCGCCCCAGCCAATCCTCCCGTATGACGATCACTTCAGCCATTATCCAATCTCCAGTCCGTGCAGGGCTTCCGGCAGTCGCAGATCCCCACCGTGGGCCGCGTAGAACTGGTAGTCAATCGTGCCCGTGTTCTTCTTCGAGAACGGGTCACGAAGGACCTGCATCGCGAGGCGATCCACGATCAGGTAGCCACGGCTCCAGTCGCCAAACACAATCGGCACATCGCCGCCGCCTGCGCTCGCGCCGGAGACGAGGTCCTGCATCTCGACGTAAGGACTGCCCTGAATGGTGTTGGGCTCGCCTTCGGCAAGACCCGGCTGCCAGATGTAATCGTCGTTGCCGTCCTTCAGCGTGCGCACGTGCTGGATGGCCTCGCGGGTTAAGGCATACGTCCCAGCATCACGGTACGTCTTCTTGACCTGATACTTTAGATCAATGACCTCGTCGTCCGTGATGGCACCAATCGCATCCGTCGCGGTGTCCGACGTGACGAGCGTATTGAAGTCAGCCGACGTGACAAGCCCCTGCGCCTGACCAGTGCCCGTGCCTTGCAAGAACTTCTCTCCCTCGAACCGGGCCATCTCGGTCGTAACGACTTCCCGAACTTCGGCCTCGATGTCGAACACAGAGTCCCGTTCCATCTGGCGCGAGACGGGCACCTGCACGTAGAACTCGTGCAGGTCAATGACGAGCATGTCGCCCGGGTCGTCACCGAAGTCGGTCGACGTATCATCCGACCGCGTCCCCTGCTCGGACGTGTACGCTGCCGCAGGGCGACCCTGAAGCACCGGAATCTTGATCTGTCGCCGGTCGGTCGACCTCGTGCGAGCCACCTGACGCATCGGGCTGATCTCAACGGCGTCCTTGATGATCTCCTGCACGAACTCCTCCGGCGCAAGCGCATCGGACTGGTTGCCCGACGTGCCCACCGTAATGTCCTTGCGGTCGAACTCATCGCCCAGCACGGCGCTGTCGAGCATCGCATCCACCTCCTTCTCGGAGAGCGGCTTGCGCTGCAGCCACTTGACGAACGCCTTACGGCCCTCCGACATGCTTTCTTTCCGCTCGATGTCCGGGCGGCGGCTGCGCGCCTCCATCTGGTCGAGCTTCGTCTGGACGCGGTCCAGCTTCTCTTTCGTGTCGGCAATCTCCTCCCCGTACTGTTCGCGCTCCTCGTCGCGCTGGTCGACGGTCTCGCGCAGTGCGGTGAAGGCGTTTTTCAGTTCCTTGATTTGTTCACTCATAGCGAGTTTGCTAGTTCTCGGATGTCAGTAGTGAGAGCGGTGAGATCATCCGAGTGGCTTTCTGCCGCGTCGGGAGCGTGCGCGTCGAGTGCTTTCGCCAGAGTGTCCAGTGCGGACGGGTCGGACGCAAGCAGTGACACGACTTCCTGCGCAACCTCGCGCAAAGCGCTGTCGTCGGTCTTCACCCGCTGAACCTGTGCCTTCGGGTTCATCGGGATTTGCGTAAGGGTAAACTCGTAGTTCTTAATCTCCTTCAGCAGTCGAGCATCCTTCTCTTCGTCGAAGTCGTCCTTGACGACCTCGTAGCCGAAGGACATGCCGATGGGGAGATCGTGCTTTTCGCTGTGCCGGAGGTGGCTTGCCGCCTCCTGACCGGCTTGCGTTTCGGTGTTGATATGCCCGGTTACTCGCACGCCGCGCTCGTCCTCTTTGGCGTACGCGACGCCCAAGCGAGACTTCATGTTGAGTTCGTGGTCAGCAATCAGCGGGAACCGACCATCGTTGTGGTCGATGGTCCGCTTGAAGGAGCCTCGCTGCAGGATGTCGCCGCCACGGTCCTTGTTGCCGAACACCGCGCCGTACGCCTCGAACACAACCTCGCCTTCGTCTTCTGCCGCCTTGACCTGGAAGTCCTTCGTGTCGAACGTCATCGTGTGACGCTCCCCCACTGCGGACTTGTGCGCCGTCTCGGGTTCATCGTCCGCTGCAGCTTCGTCCAGCAGGCGCTCGATACGATCCAAGTTGTTCGCTACGGCATCCATTTTATCGTCTTCACTGGCCTCAAGGGCTGCGATTTGCTCGTTCGCTTCCTCTTCTGTCGAGTGACACCCTTCGACCTCGCCATCCGACTCCTTTACGACCGCAATCTCTCCGCTGTCGCAGTCCGAATGGCCTTCTACTTTGGTCCAAGGCATAAACTAAAACAGGGCGACCCCGAAGCCGGAGCCGCCCCTTTGTGGTGCGGGGTGTGCGAGTTGATGCACGATGTCAGGGATTGGCACGCAAGCGTGCCTGCGCGTGTTCCGGTTACTGGTTGGGGAGGTTCTGCCAGCCGACCACCCGCCCGTCGTCGAAATACACGTAGCGGCGTTCAGCAGCATTCATGGGGCTGACGTACACCCACTGCGTGTGCTCCGTGCCGCGAAACGTGGTGCGGTTCTGCTTCGTCGGGTGGCCCAGCGCAAGGCGCACCTGCCGGGTCGTCATACCCTCAAGCACGCGGTGCTCATTCATCGCCACCTGCACCCGCTCGGGCAGGTCGGGATGCGCGTCATAGTACGCTTGGCGCTCGGCATCGGTTGTAATCCCGAACATCGCGGCGCACCCTGTGAGAAGCAAGATCGTCAGGAAAGAGGCAAAACGAGTCATGGCTGATCGCTGGTCTGTGAGTGATCGCGTGTAGACGTCACGTCTGGCTCGGTGTCGTTGTTACAGCGCTCCCATTTCATGACGTGGCGATGCCCGTCCGGGGTCGTTACGCACTGCACGTGGTCCACCTCGCCGCGCAGCCATTGGATCACGGCGCGTTCAGCTTTCGTTGCCGCGCGTTTCTGTGCTGCCAAATCACTCATCCGAGAAGGCGTTCGATGGGATTGTCTTTCTGGTTGTAGAGCTCCACACACCGGCATTGGATGCGCTGTCCAGCAGGCAAGGTCGGGTCGCCCGGGAACATCGCCTTCGCTGCTGGGACACCTTCCACCCCCGGCAAGTCATAGGGCGTATCGAGGTCTTTCGTCTGCCCGTCTGCTAAGGCGTGGGCTTCTCGCACGCGATCATCCCCAGCATCCGTCCACGTCTTTGTCATGGGGCGTCCCGTCTGCTGTGCTCCGAACTGGGATGCCTGATTGGACGCCGTGACCGTCTCAGTGCGGGCAATGACACGCGCTCGCTGCCGGTTGATCGACTCCATCTCTTCTTCCATGCGCTGCGCGATGGCCTCGCTGCCCAGCCCTTCCTCACGTCCCTGGGCGATGAGGGAAACGATGTCTTGCCGCACCGTCTCTGTGATACGCCGGATCTCGGCCCCCGCTACGTCGGACTGCAACCAGCGCTGCACTTCTGCAAACCAGCGGTCTACGATGTCCTGCTTGCCGGCGTGTTGCTCGAACGTACGCCGCGCGAAGGGCTTGCCCACCCGCTCAAACGCATCACGTAGGAACGACCGTACGGGCTGTCGCGCCTCGGTCTTGCGCAGGCTGTCCCGCAGGGACCCTTCCATCATCGACACCAGACGAACCTGCTGAATCGCTGCCACACCTACCTCTGTTACCTCGGTGCGCATCTGGAACGCCTTGCGCGCCAGCACGCCGAAAAAGGGCTGTCGCTGCCCGCGACGCCGAAGAATCTCATCCTCCTGCTTGTAGGAGAGCAGCGAGGGGATGCTATGTGGATGGAGCGGACACGCCATTCTCGGGGATCGTCGTTGTGGATAGGGGCGTCTGCGAGGACGGCACCAGCAGGGTGTCCCCACCGTCGACGGCTTCCAGTCCTCTGCGCTCGCGGTACTCGTTGATGGTGATAGCACCCGCCCGCAGTTCCTCAAGGTCCTGCTTGCGCTCCTCCTGCGGGTCGGGCTGCAGCGGCTCGATGCTCTCCGTGTCGATGTCGACGCGCAGCGTGTCGGAGCTGTCGAACATCGGGAGCAACCACGTCGTCA